CCGACCGATTATTGATTGCGGCGGAGAGGAACGGGAAGTATCGCATGGGCAGATGATGGGGAGCTACCTCTCTTTTCCCTTGTTGTGTCTTCATTCGTATCTCGCGGCGCGTTGGGCGCTGGCAGGGAGAGAAGGCACAATTCTTGTAAATGGAGACGACACACTCGTCTCAGCGAACATTTACCTCGAAGCGTCTTCATACCCTCGCGGGTACAAGTTAAATGACATGAAGACAATTCGATCTGGAACAGTCGCCGAAATCAATTCGACAGCATTCCTAAAGAATTCAAGGGGCAAGTGGCGTGAGATTCGCCACTTGCGGAGAGGTGGATTTCTTTCCGATTACCACGGTATGCTACACGGCGCAGCTGCTGTCCGTGGCTCTGTGGAATGGACGAATGCTTTCGTCCGTTCCAGAATCGGAAAGAAGTGGGGGTTCCTACCCTCCCAGTTAGGATTACATCCTAGATCGTACCCAGCTTACGAAAGGGAACGATCGATGTCGAACAGGATCTTCACCTGTCTACCGGGGCCCCCAACAGAGGCTTCGACATCACTTCTAGCTGTCCGGAGAGAGCTAGATCCCGACGAGAAGATTGCCATGTATCTCCACCAGTGGAGATATGGTCGGGAGGGAGGTAGGAAGAGAGACGTATTCAACCCTAGTGTAGGGAGGGTACGTCGGACCTACGCGTACAGAGCTGTGAAGCTCTGGAGTCGGCTTTCCTATCTTGGGAAGCTGAGGTCTTTGAAGGTGACCGCGCGTAGAGAGGAGGAAGAACTGCGTTATCTGCCTGCAGATTACGTCAGTAAGAGAGAGGACGAGATTCTCGCCGAGCTGCGCAGGTTTGGCTCGTCAGTATTCGAGAATCTTTAGGGATGTGGTCCCTTGGCCAGTGTGTACCGCCTGCGGTACGGAGGGGGGAGAAGCTGTGAGGGCCTAACGCCGTCATTCCTTTCGCGTCCTTAGCGGTCCCGCTCACTAATGTTACCGATCGATGTAAATCTCGGTTAAGGCGTACGGGCCTGTGCAGTAGATACGTTCTACGACAGGTCTAGCCGACAGGTGAGTTGGATGACAGCGGTTGGCGCTTGATCGTGGATCGGCCGGTCGCCTGAAATAAGATCTGGGGGCGGAATGGAAACATCCGTTATGCCAGAGATCTCATCACGACTCCCAGGATCACTGGTTGGCGCAGTCTCGTAGTGGTTAGCGACCACTGGCT